GGATGCCACACAGCAGCTCTTGCAGCAGCTGTTAGACCAAAACAAGAAGCTCAACGAGCGGCTTGATAAAATGGATGGCGACCGCACAACCGCAACCCGCAAGCAGAAACTTGACGAGATTATCAGTAAGCTGCCTGAGAACCTTCGCAAGGGCTACGCCCGTACACCTCTCGACGGTACAGAAGAGGAGTGGAACACCCGCATCGCCGAGGTGCAAACGGAGGTTGACGGTCTCGCTGCCGATATCACAGCCAAAGGTGCTGTCTTCGGGCGACCAGCCGCACAGCATGGCGGCAATCAGTCACAGGACGGTAAGCTGACAGAGGAACAGGAAAAGGCCATCTCACACCGTGAGGGCGTTCCCGCCACAGACCAGCAGCCGTTCTAATTGTTCAACCCCTAAACATCGTTCACTATTATGAGCATGACAGTAACACGCAACAAGGACGTTCGCACACCGCGAGTCCTGATGCACCGTGTGGCAGACATTCGTGGCGGCGTTTCCATCAAGACTTCCGAACTCGGCGGCGATTACGTCCGTGAGGGAGCTGTCCTGACGAAGCCCGACAACAACGGTCTGACTCACGTCGTGAAGACCGCCGATGTCTATGCTGCCGTAGCAGCTGCAGACACCACCATTAAGGTGAAGAAGTATCACAACTTCAAGGTCGGCGATTTTGTTTTGGTGGCTCTCAGTGGATTGGCTTCGACCATCACGGCCATCGACACCTCGAATAAGGACTATGACACCCTGACCATCGACCAGGCACTCGGCGAGATTGCTTTGGGCGGTCAGATCGCGGAGGCCGCTGCCAAGAGCACGACCACCACGTCAGCCCTGAAGTATGCCCCCTTCTGCCTCGCAGGAACGGGCAAAAAGTTCGAGAATAATTCAAACCTTGACATGGACGCTTGGGTGATTGCAGTCACGAAGGGTAACGCCCTCCCCTCTTTCATCGAATCTGCCCTCAAGGGAGTTCATAACTATTAAAACTTTGGAAGATTATGGCAACAGTAGTTAATACTCTTATTGTCGGTCTGACCCAGCAGATGATTCAGTCTCGTATCAACTCGTTTGATGCGAAGCCTTTCCTGTTCGGTCGTTACTTCCCCGTGAAGAAGGTCAACGGCTTCGTTTGGAAGACCCTGAGCAATCAGCTGGCAAAGCGTAACGTTGCAGCCGACCTGCACACCGACAACGGAACCATTATCCGTAAGCGCCGTCCTATCTTCGAGAGCGCAAAGGGTGACATCCCATTCATCAGCATTTCCCGCGAGATGAAGCGCTCCGAAATCAAGGACTATCAGACCGCTCTGGCCTTCGCTCCTGACAGCGACGCAACAGCTCTCGTTCAGTATTGGGGCGAGGACGTGGACTTCTGCTTCAACGGCGTACAGTCTGAGCTCGAGTACATTGCTTGGGCTTTGGCCTCCAACGCTGGTAAGCTCTCATTCACGACCACGAACAACGCGACCTTCGCCAACGAGTTCGACCTTGACTATGACGTTGAGGACGAAAAGAAGGTCTATACAGGTACCGACTGGGCTAACAGCTCACAGGCCGATATCATCGGCGACCTTGCAACCCTCGTAAAGACCGCCAAGGGTCTCGGTATCAACGCGAAGTTCGCTTTCATCAATCAGGATGAACTCTATCGCATCTGCACCTCTCAGCAGATTATCAAGGCTTGTGCTTCGTTCATGGTCAACGCCATCAACGCCGCTCAGACACCCGATCTCGAACAGGTCAACGCAATGCTTGCAAAGCAGGCATGGCTGAATAAGATTCAGCTCCGCGTCATCGACCAGGACATCACTCGCGAGTTTACCGACGGAACGTCCACCACGGGCAACCCGTTCGCAGACCGTCGAATGATTATCTCTGAGACCGAGAAGCTCGGTACCACTCAGTACGACATTCTCGAAGAGAACGAGGACACCATCCTGCGTGCCGTCCGCTCTCACACCATCGTGAAGAAGTACGGTACCATCGAGCCAAAGTCTGAGGTTACCATCGGTCAGGCTGACGCTGTGCCTGTCTTTGACACGGCATACCGCAACCTGTACGTGAAGACCAATCATCAGAGTTGGTAAGCGTCTGACCCCTAACCCAACGCATCATCCGTATGGAAGCAAGCAACTTTCTTGAAGCCCTGAAAAGCGTCAACTCATACCCCATCCCGCTCCGCACTCTCGTTGAGACAGCGGAGCGTCGGGGTTTGACGCTGACAGAGACCGCGACGAAGGAAAAGCTCAGAAGCAAGGAATACCGTCTCTCGGTGGCAGACCTCCTTCTGTGGCTCTCCCTCGCTCCGAATGTCACACAGGGCGGGCAGACGTTTTCGTTTACGGACGAACAGCGCAAGCAGTTCCGCAAGGATGCGCAGGCAATCTTCGACGAGTTCGATGATGACCTCGCACCGAAAACGACATTCGGATATAAAGGTTCACGGCTATGATTATCGAGAACGGTACGATAGAGGTAAAGCAGAAGACCGTCGGACAGCCACCCGTTGACCCTCAGACAGGCCACGCGGTAAAGCCGACGAAGGAGAGCTGGGGCGACCCGATACCCTGTCAGTATGTCGCAGTCACTCTGAATCAGCTCAGGCGGGTAAATGGCGAAGCCGCGACGGAGGCCACCTATCAGGTCTATATCGAGGAGCAGCCTTTCTCAGCCGAGCAGATTCGTTTGAAGGACAGACAGGGAAACACCGTCGGGGAGTTTTCGGTCATCCGTGTGGAGCATCTCGAGGCCGTATGTGAGCTAAGGATATGGATTTGACCCCGTTAGAGGCCGTGTGGCTGTTTATCGCTTCCGTTGTGATAAATCACACCACGACAGAACGAAAAGCCCACATAGCTGAAATTCGGGAGAAATAACTATCAGAGAGACATGCCCATAAAGAGAATAACGCCTGACAGCGAGATAGACAGATACATCGACGACGAGGTGCAGCGCATCGAGAAGGCGATAGTCTATAATCTCAAATATGTGGCAGAGCAGGTTCTGAACGAGGCACGCTCGACGAACTCATACAAAGACCGCACAGGCAACCTTCGCAGCTCGCTCGGATATGTAATCGCC